ATTACTGATATTGCTGTAACTCCTGCGGAAGTTGCAATTAAAGGTAAAGGTACTGCTGATCTTTCCGTCATCGGACTTCGAGGTGGACTCTATTCTAATGTATCTATTGATGCATCTGAATGTGAATTTGCTTCCGAGGCTATCGCAACAGCAACCGTTAAAGACGGAACAATCACAGGCGTAGCTGCTGGTACAACATATGTAACAGTAACACATAAAGCATCTGGTTGTAAAGATATCGTTAAGGTAGTTGTATCTTAATTGATTTAAAAAATTAGGGGGAGGAAATTTCTTCCCCCTTCTATTAAAGGTAAGTAAAAATGTGTAAAAATTGTTCAGAAAAACTTGTAGAAAGAACTGGGCGAATCATGCTTTTTTGTAAATTAAAAGGTGATATTACAGATGAAGATTTGTCTAAACTTTGTACATGTCAAAGATATTGTAATGAAAAAGATAGATATATCCCATATAAACAAAGGGAGAACTGTAAAAATTTTGAGAATATATGTTAGTGTTAAATATTATAGGGTTAGTAGAGATAAAAACACTAATATGTCTTTTATTTGTACTAACCCTATTTTTTACGCTAAAAAAGAAAGATGTGATACTTAATTGAAAATAGATCGTGAATATAGCACGAATTGGTCAGAAGAATGTAAATATCTCCTGGAACACGGAATTAGATATGTTTTTGTTAAAAATATTGATGGTGTGACTACATGGAAATATAAAAAGAATGAAGAATTATTTCTAACACTTGCGGAATTTTATGCAAATGTATACACGAGGTAAATATGGCAAGAAGTGTAGGCAAACAATTTGAAGATAATATAAAGGCATCTTGTCCAAAAAGGCTTTTGGTTTATAGACCACCAGACGCAGCTCAATCATTTAATATGACTTCAAAATTACGATTCAGTCAGCACTCTCCCGCTGATTTTTTCTTTTTTAATGGAGAAAACGGATTTTTTTATGTGATTGAATGTAAAACATTTCAAGGATCGTGTAGTTTTGAAAGAGACAAAAATGACAAAGGAATAATTCATTATTATCAAGTAGAATCTCTGAAAAAGTTCTCTTCCTATGAAAGAGTGATTTCAGGGTTCTTTTTAGATTTTAGAAAAACTGACAATACGTATTTTTTATCAATACAGGATTTTATTAAAATGGATAATAATTTAAATAAGAAGAGTTTTAATGAACAAGATATGTTTAACTACTGTTCTCCTATTGTAATTGAAAAAAAGAAATTAAAAGTAAACTATAGATATAATATAGAAAAATTTCTATTGGATAGTTTAAATTAGTTGAAAAGTGAGGAATTAATTTATGATCAAAAATAATTTACGTATCAAAGAAAATATTACACTTATGGATCAAGTAAATGCTATTGAATTTATTTCTGAATATTATTTTCAGAATGGTAGATATACACCATATTATGCAAAAACGGCTGAAACTATCGCTATTGCTACATATTTCATCACAGGATATACACTTGAAAAAGATGAAAATGGAAATACCGAAAATCTTCTAAAATTGTGCTATGAAGATGAAGATATGCAAAATGCAATTGAAACTTTTAGAGAAGATAGATTTGTTTATAAGAATATCAGAGAATTTATAAAGGAACAAGTTGCTGATAAAGTAGATTTTATGAAAAATAAAATCATTCATGCGAATCCAGATTTAGATATTATTGTAGAAGCTGCAAATGTAATTATTGAATCTTTAGCTAATTTTGCAAATATGAATGTTGAGTTAATGAACCCAGAAAATATGCAAACAGTGATTCAAGTTGCACAAAAACTAAAAGATTCTAACATTCCAATCACAAAGGAGTTTATTACACAGGTTATTCGTGATGCAGCCG